ATGAAACAGTACCCGTACCAGCATCATTGCTTATGGTGTGAACCGTAATCGGAGCATTACCTGCAACAATACGATCACCACATGATTGAACATCAACAGTAAAAGCACTTGAAGCTTCACATGGGAACAAGAGAACCAATGTTTTAGGAGATTTTACCGTAGTGCTTAACGTTTCTTCAGTATCGTAGTAATCAACAATTACCGAAGTGTAAAGTTTAGAACTATTGATGTAATCTTTACCAGTTGCAAAAAATTCGCCAAAAGGTTTTACTTGCTTAGTATGAACCGTCGTAAGATAACGATCAGCAGATACAATAGCCCATTTTGAACCTTGACCCGTACCTTCATGCGGTGCCGAATTTACAGGAGTAACAACTGTAGACGCTGTTTGGAAACCACTACCAAGATTCAACTCTACACGAGTTTGAACTTGTTCGATATTGTCGAAGTAAGCAGCGGTTTTGTGCGGAAGACCAAATGCAACAAGCGTATCAACTTTAGCAGCTGCACCAGCAGTTGAAGCATCAATTAATTCTAAAGTAGCAACGTCCCAATCAAGTGAAGCATCTACACATGCTTGTGCAAGAGCTTGGATGAAGGCTTTATCAGCTACAAAAGAACTGGTGATACCATTGATAGTAACATAACTAATCGTATCACCTTCAGCAATTGCATTGAGAACGGTACCGCTAGCACCAGCAGAATTTACACCAAGTACCAAAATATTTTGATTACCTTTGCGGAACGTATTGTTTAAGTTAGTATATTTGCTATACCGATTAAACTGATCACCTAAGTTCTGTAACACATAATCTAAAGTATCAACCGTACCTAAAGTGGTAAAGTCTACACCCGGTACACTAGCATGAAGTACATTATCGTTGTCACCATAAGTACGATCATTGCGTACAGATAACAAACGTACATAAGCTTTGTATTCGGTATTGTCTTCAGGAGCTACAAAACCAGTAATGGTACTAGCACCCCATTGAGCAAAACGACCTACTTTCGTAGTTACACTTCTAATATATTCAGGACGAATAATCCCACTCTCAAGATATGCTTTATCACCAACTTCCCAAACATCAGCTTGGGTAGTATTAGCAGATACAGGCGTACCTCTTACAATTTTAATAGCGCCGACATTTGCAACAGTGCAGTCACCTGCTTGCATGAAATCACCAACAGGTTCTGAACCATTGAAATCCCATGAGATAAGACCGATATTGCCATCAGCAATACCAAGAGCTGAACCTGAACCAGCTAAAGAACCAGTCGTTTGGAGCGCTCTATCACCAGTAATCGTCATGATTACGGGCATCGATTGTTTGTTTGTTTTTTTAAAAGCCATAATTAAAGAATTCTAGAAATTTTATCTTCAACAAGTTGAAGAGTGTTTGGATCTTTTAAACTACGAGCAATAAGCTGGGTAGCAATGTCAACTATTGTAGAACATGCTGTACCATCAGAAAATTCTGAATTTATAGGAGAATCTCCCGTATTAGGGGATGTCAAATCTCCTGACAAATATTCCAAAGAATCATAACCACCATAGTAAACTTTACGAGGTTTTTTCAAATAAGTAATGTAAACATCGTCAATCGCATACTCATCATTAGTATACAACGTAATTGTACTTACATTTGAAAATGTACCAACACATCGTTTCCATTTTAAAGACGGTTTTCTGTTCTGATCTCTTAATATAACATCAAGCTCATTGTGTCTTTCAATTGTTATAGGTATTCTACCACAATCGCTGATAATATGTCCTCTCAAAAAATGATCATAGTTTTCAGTTAAAGTTGTTAAATCAATTTGATATACACCATCTGATACTGAAGTAGCTGAAAGAACTTCATCTTCAATAACTAATGGTGATAATAAATCGATTCGCTGTTGAGTTAACTCAAAACCAAGCTTATATTTTTTTAAATTATTTCCAGAATAACAGATTTCTTTAAACTCGTTCTGAGCTTCATTAATAAAATCATCTATAAAAGCAGTTGGTAAATCCTTAAAATGATTTGAATCAATTTTGTTACCACGAAGTTTTACTTCATGATGCATTCTTTGTATAATCATTGCTCAAGCCATGCACCCTTAGATTGAACTTCTTCAAACAAGTCTCTATACCAGTTTGTAATCGTACGATCATCGGGGTTGTAATTTTTAAATTCTTGTTGTAACAAGCTTACTAACTTGTTATAGTCAGTATGTTTATACATATTAGGAGTTCCAGACTTGCTGTGCCACACATAGTAACCATCACTAATTTTCATAACATTAGTATTAATAGCCTGTTGAATCAAATATCTAATATTAAAACGATCAGTATCTTCTTGATATAACGTATACAAATCGATAAATTTAGATAAATTATCAATTTGATGTGAAGTGGTATCATTTAAATAATCTGATATAAAATTCTTAACAGTATCATTATTTACAGTACCTTTAATAATTGGTCTATTGTCATGTGTTGTAAGTAATGAACCGAACTTATAAAGAATAAACGGCGAGCCGTTACGTTTAAGTTCAACCCATGCGTACTTGACATCATCAATGAAATCTTGCTTTTTAAGTTTTTCAGCTTGTGCTTCGTTTTCTTCTGAGATATACCATTCGTGAACGGATGCGTTAGCTTCATTCTTACTATTAGCAATCTTAGGATGTATCTTTATAAGTGCAATAGCCAATCGACCTCTTGGAGTTTCATCTGTAAACCGATTGGGTTTATCATACAACAAAATCTTAAATGTCTGTAAAAAATTAGGAGGTGCTATATTAGCAGTCTTAATGTTTGTAGTATTAAATATAGTAGATCCACCAGCAATTTCATTTGTATAATGATTGTAGGGAACATTGTCATATATCTCATACTTAGTCTGGAGTTTAATATTATCTTGTTTAACAATAGTCTCAAGTTTAGAAAGCCACTCTTGAGACAAACCATACTCTTCTACAATATATGAAGGATCTAATCCTTTAAATGGATTAATGATCATTTTGTCAAGACCTGTATGAAGTCTATTAGTTGTAGGATTATATGGAAATGAATATTCAGAAGGAACGCCAAATTCCTTGTTTTTTTGCATCCCCGTCGTTGGTACTAACTCTCCAGTTTTACCAATCATCGTGAATACTTGTTTGTGACGACCCTGCGCAGAAATTCTAGGCACAGGATTAACAAATATGATTGTTACGTCTTTCGAACTTTTCATGTTCATTGCTTTTCGTGCAAATTTAGTTAAGGATTAAAGTAAGGGGAGAGCTTTCACCCTCCCCCAATGACTTCAGTTTTTATTAGGCAGTGAACGGATTGTAAGCAATCCGACCTACACGCGTCACGTCCCATACGCAAAGGGAACCTGACATTTCACGGTAAATACCGCATTCTTTGCTATTAGCATATACATTCGAACCACCGCGTTCAGCACCAGTTTCAAAATCATATACGTTACATACAGTAAAGTACGACTCTACGCCATCTTGCATAACCATCGTGATGTTCTCATCTCTGGCAGCATCGCGAGCTTTTTGCTCGGTAGTACCAAAGTCGAAAATATCCATAGCAAACGATTCAAGCGTACGGTTTGAACCCGGAGCAAGCGTCGGGAAAAGCTTACGGTCATCTTTGATAGGATCGTAAACAATCTCAACAATCACGCCATTGGTCATCTTGATCTTGGTGAACTGAGCGCCATATTCCAACTCGTTCGAGTGGTAGCCTTGCGGATCAGTACGCTTCTGCGTAAACAAGGTGTCAATATACTGGAACTGGCTAGCTTCAGCAGCAATCAAGCGGCTAAGGAATTCTACACCAGCTTCACCGGAAGCAATCACAATGTGACGATCAGAGAACGTTTTACGAGTGATAAAGATTTGCATCAAATACTCATAAATATCGCTCAAGCTAAGCGTACCGTTATGCTCTTTGTAGTGACCATCTTTAACAATCTGTCTCCAACCCGGAGCAGCTTTGATAGGACGACCACTGTCACGGTCTACGGTTTTCTGGAGCTGACCCCATTCCATAGCCATCTCTCTGTCCATCTCAGTACGATCTATAAGACGAGCTTCGATCTTCGAAATGAATACACCTTTTTCAATAGTTTCATTAGATTTGGTTGCAAAATCTTG